AATCATGTTTCTCGCCTTTACTTAAGGTGGTTCTTACGGAGCAATTCGGAAATACCCTCATCGAGCCGGTTCAGCACTTCGCCACGCTTGGCGTTGAGAGCATCGGTGAGGTAGTTCGAGGGTTTGATGTTGTGGGCGGGCCACCCGTAGTGGATGACCCCGGCGTAGGGGACCCTGGCCCCACCAGCGCGGACCACGGATTTCGTCTTGCCGCGTCCGGCCCTGATGGATGCCAGCAGCGCCCCGGACTCGGAGGGGACCCGGCCCCGTGCCTCCTTGACGACGATTTCGCCCAGGGAGTGCATGAGGTCTTTGAGTTCCCCGGCGTCCGTGCCCGCCTTCTCAAGCGCACGGACGGCCTTGGTTAGCCCGGTCACCTTGAAGGTGATATCCCCGCGAACCCGCGAGAGACGTTCGTCAAGTGACCGGGCCACGGGTCAGACGCCTCGGTTAAGGACCGGCTCGCCCACAACGTCCCACTCGGTGTCGAACGTGAACGTCGTGTCAGTGCCAGCCTCCCCGCCGATGGACGGCTTAGGGCCAACGGTGACCGTGCCCACGAAATGAGGCTGGTCCACGCTGGGGGTCGCGTTGGCGTGCGGGGCGTAGGTGAACGCCACGTCCGTGCCCGCGTTGTCCCAAACAAATGACCACAAGGAGTCCTCGTCCGTGGACTGAATGCCAGTGATCTTCAGCGTGTACTTGCGGCCACCGCCAGCGGCGGCGTCAGCGAAAGTTACGGTGTCGTTGTCGGCCTCGTCATTCTCAAGCGTGACGGCAGTTGCGTCCGCGAAATAGTCCGTGGTGCCGATCTTCAGTGAAAGTTGCTTGCCCTTGATGCGGGTGCTACCAGCCATTGTATAAATCCTTACTTGAAACTGATCGTGTCAGAAATTGAAATGTCAACGGCGAGGTACTGCGCACCGTTTGCGTTGTAGGCGTACAAGTCGGAGACCTCGGTCACGTCGGCCACATCCCACAGCGCCAGCACGGCGGTGCCGATGAGGTTGTCCAGCGCGGCTGTCGCGGTGTCGTTCGTGCCGTTGCCAGCCACCAGGGAGACGGTGGCGTTGACCTTGTGCGTGCCGTACACGTCACCGGCCTCGACGTACGGGCTGCCTGGGAGCACCACGGCGGCAGGCGGGTTGATCCGCTCGGGCAGGAACTCGAACGAGGTCACACCAGCGGCTCGCAGGGCCGTGGTGACTGAAGCCTTGAAGTCGCTCAGAACGCTCATGCGAGGCCCACCACCCAGGGAGCCAGCAGCGGGTAGGCGGCGACCATCGGGTCACGCGCCACCCGGACCACTGACCCGTCAGCAGCACCGAACTGGCTGATGCCGGACGGTGCGTTACGGCGGTGGAACAGTTCGCTGGCGACTTCGAGCACGGCCCGGTCGAGGACCGTCTCGGGAACCGTCGCGGTGCCCACGTGGGCCGAGACCAGAGCCTCGGCCACGGGCAGGACAGGTGCCGCCGTTGTTACGTCACCGGTCCCCACGTAGGCAAGGAGGTCGGTGACCGTAACGGTCACGCCACCTCAACAGGGATGATCGCGGCAGGTACCTCGTCAGCGATGGCGCTGTAGAGGTACGTGCTGAAGTCCTTGCTGAGGTTGATGACGTTGGAGTCCTGAAGGGCGACGGCACCGCTGTTGTAAGAGCGAAGCGCGGTCGAGTTGTAGAACGCCTGGGTGCCAGCGGTCAGGCCCGTACCGAGCACGACCGGGACAGTGGCGAGGTTGCCGGACAGCGCTGCCACGTTGATGGAACCGACGGTGTTGACGCCGTTGTTGCCAGCGACCGTCAGGACGGGGCGACCGTCAGACGCCTCAAGCGCGGCCAGAGCCTTGAACACGTCAGACGCGACGATGAGACCGTCAAGCGAGAGTCCGAGGGTGTCATACTTCTCCGCAGCATCCACGATGGCAGCGAGGTAGTCGGCGTAGTCCGTGCCAGCGAGTTCGACGGTGTTGCCAGCAGTGACCTGAGCGGCGACGGCGGACGCGAACTTGGCGCGGAACGCGGTGTTGAGCGCCTTGCCGGTGGCGATGGCCTGAGCGCGGAGCGTGTGGTTCAGGACGGGGACGCTGGACCGCTCAATCTCCTGGACCGAGAGCGTGGAGTAGCCACCGTAGGTGATGACTGGAGCGGTCTTGGTCTCGATCTGGACCTTGCCGAACGTCAGGTCCGTGCCCTCAGCGCCCTGCGCTGCGACGGTCACGCTGTTGGACTTCAACTGCGCGTACTCGACGTAGGTACCCTCGCCCGGCAGGGTGCCGGTGGCGAACAGCGCCCGGATGCCCGCAGCCTCGTCCACCAGGCGGGTCAGGTCGCCAACCCAACCGTTCTTGACCACGGAGTCCGCCGTGGTGGAACCGGCGTAGGCGCGTGCGTCCTCGGTACCGGCCACGATGGCCTTCAGCACCTCACCAGCGCTGCGGGTGTCCGCAACCGGCTCGGGCTCACGGGTGCTGAGCGTCGCGATGGAGCGCTCAAGGTCTTCGATGCTCTCGCGGACCTCAACGAGGTCGGCGGTCGTAATTGCGTCAGTCACAGGTGTTACATCCTTTACAGGTGCGGGGATTTCAGAGCGCACCTGGGAAACGGTGGCGTCCTCATATGCGGGGAAGGGAACTAGCGAAACTTCACGGACCCGAATCTTGGTTCGAGTGATGGTGTTGGTCTCAACGTCCTCGGAATGCTCGATGGACTCGAAACCGATGCTGAACCGGTCGATAACGCCGTCCTTCAGCAATGTGTATGCCTCGTCACCGCGTGGCGTGGCCGAGATGCTGGCGGTGATTTCCCAACCAGCCTCGGTGTCGCCGGAGGCGGTAATCCGGCCAATCGGCTCGTCGTGTCGCCAGTACAGCAGCGCGTTCTCAGAATCCTGGACAGCACCACGCGCGATCCGCTCGGTGTACCAACCACCAATCGAGGTGTCGGTGTCGTACGGCACCGCGATACCGGAGACCTCACGGGCCTCAGTGTCAACGGCCCGCAGGTCGAAGTCACGTGTGAGCAGTTCAGGCATCTGGGGCCTCCTGGGTGGTGGTTGTCAGGGGCGGCAGGCCCTCGATGGCGCGAACCTCAGCGACCGTCAGGAACCCGGCGCGAAGGGCCACCTCATGCGCGGCATAGCGCGTCGTGGTGTCGGGACGGAGGAAGGCGTCAATGTTGAAACGGGCGACCTGGCCGCGCGGCAGGACAGCGGTGAAGGCTTCTTCGATCTCGCGGAGCACCAGGGCGAGTGTCCACCTGATGAACGTCACGTCCGCCTGTTGGACATTGGAGTAGGTGAGCGAGGAACCGTCCACGGACGCCAGCAGGAGGTGGGCAGGGATGCCGAACATGCGGGCCACAGCGGTGACGGAGAACTTCTGGGCTTCGAGCCACTGAGCGTCTTCCGGGCTGAGTAGCAGCGGACGGAAGTCGAGGCCAGCACCAAGCACTTTGATGCCCTCGGTGTCGGAGTACCAGGCGTCCTTGTAGGTCTTCGCCTGGTCAGCGTTCAAATGCTGGTCGGTCGTCAGGAGGCCCGCAGGCACGTCACCGCGCTGGAACCAGCCCTGGGCGTATTCCTGGAGGTCGAGCGCCCCGGACAATTCGGCGCGGGCTGCCTGGATCGGCCCGAGGCCCTTGAGGTGGCCTGGAACGCGGAGCAACTTCAGGTGGCGGAAGTCGTCGGGGCGGAGCACCTTGTCTCGGTACCTCAGCGTGCCATCGGCCTCGACCGGCTCGCAATAGAGCGGGTCGAGCGCCGTAACGGTGCGGACCACACCCTTGTCATCCCGGTGGAGGTGCCAATAAGCATTGCCTTGCGATGCGAGGCTGACTGTGGTTTCTTGCAAGAACGCGCTGAGCGATTGCCGGAGGTCCGGCTGGCGAACCACAGCAGGCGTGTCGATGCGGTCGCCCGCACGCCACACGTCGAGCGACAATTGCGAGGTGGCAGTGGCCCAGATCGAGACGGCCCGGTAGACCGCCGACAGGCCGAGGGCGCTGTCCGTGGTGACGACAGCGGAGCCGCCTCGGGGCGGTGGGGTGATGCCCGAAGGCGGCGTGGCGCTATCGCGCTTGTGGAAGTCAAAGATACCCATACACCTATATATAGAAAGTGGCGGAATTGCAACATTTAGAACAATTGCACGGTATCCTCAGGCATTGTCTCTGCAAAGTAAACACCGAGCGCTGTTGCCATTACGGCGTCGATTTCTGAGGCGCTGTCGGCCCGAGAGATGCGGAAGTTCTCGCCCACGTTCTTGCGCCGGGTCAAAGGCAACTGCTTTGTCAGCAGCGAGTCTCCGGCGTGGGTCAATTTCCCGCCCGCCACTTTGGCGTAGAACATGGCACTGGCAGCGGTAACCTCACCAAGCGAGGCGATGAGCACCGGCAGCCCTCGGAGTTTCAGTTCTTTCCCCAGCGCCTTCAACGAATAGCCGTCCACGACGTAAGCCCGTGGC